GGCCGACGTGATGTACTTGAACTTGCCCGAGTAGGGGTTGATCTCCCTGTTGGCACTGTCATAGGACCACTCGTTCCCAACGATATTGGCTGCGATCCGCTCCAGAGAGGGATGGCAAACCAGGGTATCGTACTGATAATCGGCATACTGGCCGCGGTCGTCCATAAACAACCGGGCCGAGTTGAGGACGGTCTCGAAGTTGTCGATGCTCAAGGCCAGGGCGTTCTCGTTGTCCTGCGAGGTGGTGTAATCCGCGCCAACGTCCGCGTGGTCGCTGTCGAAGAAATCCTGGGTGTCATAGCAGGCTCCGTAGGTCTGACCGTCGCCGCCATTCAGGACTGTGAAAACGCGGTTGTTCAGGTGCCGGTCGAAATTGCCACCGGCGCCAGCTACCTTGGTTTTCAACTGTCCCGTTTGGTCGTCATCGATAGCGTAACGGCTGATCCACGTGGAGATCTCCCACGGCGTGGACTGAACTGTCATCTGCTTCTCGATGAAGTCCTGATTGATGTTGCCGGCCTTGTCCTCAACCGGCATCGGGGAAGCTCCCAAATCTACAAGATTATGACTCGCATCACCCATGTTGTAGACCATAGCCACCCGTTTCCAAGGCATTTCGTGACGGCCTAGGGCCGTGAGGAATCCAGTTCGGGCACCTGAGACCAGGTGCTTCGGTACGTTCTGTCCAATCATTGTCGCCCTCCTAGGCTACAGTTACATTATGCTCCGGAGCAGATCTGCGGAGTGTTGAGTTTCACGTACACATAACCATCCTCGACCCAGAAGACCGTGCCGATTTCGGGAACGTCCGCGGCCGTGGTGCTCAAGGCTCCCTCGGCATCCTGGTACACCGGATCTTCCAGATCCGCGATAGCGAACACTGTGGACTTGAAACCGACGATGCTGGGATAGGTATAGAACTCCACAACATTATCGACTTCCCGGTCAGTTGTCAGGACGGCCTGTTGAGCTGCAGCGATCCCGATACACACATCGTCAGCGGCTACCGTGATCGTCGATCCGGCGATCGGGTAGCTGGCATCTCCGGTCTGGTCGATAACGCCCGCCGAGCCCTTGTAGATGGTGTAGGCGGCGCTATTGTCCAGGACCCAGCGAATGCTCGTCGGTTCTCCTAGGAACCGTAGGGGCTGATCGGCTGTTATAGCCATTTTACTCCTCCTTGTTTACGAACCCGGACAGTTCGTACTGGTCGGCAGAACCGACCACATCCGCGTTCAAAGTGAACCATTCTGTCAAATCTCGACCCGCGGCGATCCACTCGGCAACCTGCTCCTTGTAGGGAGCATCGAGGGCCGCCTTACCGGCAGAACCTGCCCGGCTGGATCCAAGCTCCTTGAAATCCACGACCTTGGCAGTCAACACTTCCTGAAAAGACTTCAGCTGGGCGTCATCCATACCGGTCATCAGTTCAACGAGAATTTCCGGCTTGGCACTCAGGCCAACGTCGCCGCCGCAGATCTTCTCCGCGAACTGGGTCAGCTCCCTGTGGCGATCGATCTCCTCGCGAAGTTCAACCATAGCTTCGGCCCTGACTTCCGCGCGCATATCGGCGCGGGTCTTCTGGTCCGCTTTCATCTCCGCGAGGAGTTCCTGTCGAACGGTCTCCCGGAGTTCACTCTCTTCCTGCTGTGTCATACTGTCCTCCTGTAGATTAATGCTGGTATCGATATAGCTGTCCGGCACCACCAGATTATCAGCCGCAGAGATAACCTCACCCCCGATCTTCAAGCCTTCTAGAACGCCCTGAACCGCGGTCATGATCCGAGTCATCAAAGGTCTTCGATCTTCCTCCATAGTGTATCCTCCTTCTGATAGTTCAACCGGCTTCAGTCCCTTAACGGCTGGGAAGTTCACCAAGGAAATGCTTTTCAGCACCTTCCCAGCAGAATCAATCGAGGCGCTCAAATAGCGGTATACTTTACCGCTCACGAGATCCTCGCCGACCTTGTTCCAATCGACACTGGCCAATAGTCGATCACCCGCCCTCCAGACCTCCTTGACCCACCCGGCGGCTTGGCCGTGCTCGTGGTCAATGTCGATAGGCACGTCTTGTCCGGCGGCTCGTGCCTTGAAGGTGGCCACCACGGTATCAAGAAAGTCATCCGTAATGTCCACTTGCTGGCCGCGCGAATCCGTGAACGTGCCCAGTCGAAGGAACTCCACCGGTTGCATCACGGCGTCGGCGAAGAAGAATTCCTTGCTCAAATTGTCATACGGCATTGGCAATCCTTTCTGTTAATTCAAACCCGTACTGCTCGAGCATAGGTGCTATCACTCCAATGTGATCATCAACAACGTCTGTCGTGGTCTGCCACCGGCCGCGGTGAACTCTCTTCTGCAGGTCCGGATCCTGAACGCAAGGGCCGTAAGGAGTGGCGTTACCGATCCGAGCATTGAGGATCTTGCCGGCGATTGAAACGCTGGGGTTTGACGTAGTCCATAGACGCCCTAGAGTTCCGGTTCGTCGATAGGTGCTTCCGGGGGGCGGCGGCGGGTACTTGGCGGCGTAGGTGCCCATCAACATCAAAATCTTGACGGTCGTATTGCGCAAACCGACCAGGGCGTTTGCCGCCTCCTTCTCCAGGGCAGCGCTCAGGTTCTCGACCTGCCGGTTGAAATCGTCTAGGTTGCTGATTTCTACGGTCACGCGGTTACCTCCTTTGCTGGATCGGCTAGCAGCTCAAACTGTATACACACGGTGCGCTCTGCCATTCGTAGACGTGACGCCCCAGCCACCTTGCGCCGGATAGTCCGTGTGCTCGCAGTCACGTATCAGCGCCCACAGCCGGTAGATGCTTGGCTCGCCATCGCGCAGCGTATAGCGCCCGGTCTGCGTGTGCCCGTTCGTGCCGATGCGCTGGACGTGCACCTCTGCGGTTCTGGCGGTCTGGTCAACGTAAAGGCTAAGGAATCGCGCAAGTCTGGTCATTCGCCGTCCTCGCCCCCGTCTAGCGGCTCGCCGGCTTGCCTTGATACTTCTTCGGGCCGCCCACAACCATGCCGCTCAAACCGCCGCAGCCGTCTATGACCCCCCAGGGGGTCTTGATAGGCTGCGTGCAAACCAGTTCATCATTAGAAGTATACCACACAATTACCCATTCACCAGTTTCCAGCAACATTGGATGCGTGGAGCATCGGCAGCGTGGGTGAGCTGGCGCCTTGAACACAGTCGCGGGTAGTCCTACGCTTTGGCGCGCGATATCGTTCGCCTCGTCGTAGGCTCGCGTGACCTCCGTGGCAGCGATCATATCCGCGCGGGACTGGCCAAACGTAGGCTCCAAGGCCTTCGACAGTTCTGGTAAAGTTCCACCGGCCTCGATCCAGTTGGAAACCGCAACCCGTACCCCTGCCCTTGTGGTGCCGGAAATGCCGGTGATGAGTTTGCCCACGTAAGCGCGGGACCATTGCTGAGCTCCAGTGTTGACCAGCGCCCAATCAACCCCTGCGCCAACAGCTCCCTCTAAACCAGCCACGGCGGCCGCCGTAGCCCCTTGAACTACTGCGGTGAGTCCGGCCAGGGCCTGCTTTCTGAAATACTCCTGCTCCCGATCCCAGAAGGCCCTGTCTGGAACGGCAGGCGACATAGCGACCTCGTCCATCAAACTGCGTTTCTGATTCCTCAATACCGTGAGCAACTTAGCCTTCCAGGAATGCTCGATTTCGTCGCGTTCATCCCTAGACTCCTGGAACTCCATAAAGCCACTGCTCCGAAAAGGGAGCTCTTCGGTTTCTCCGGCCTTCTCCGGACCCTCCCCAGCGCCTTCGTCAGGCTCCTGTGCGGGCCCCTCTTCCGGGGGTGGCTGTTCATCCTCTTCCTCGACTTCCGTCATCTCCGGCATGCCCAATCGTTTGCGAATCCAGGTTTCGTCTTCCGGTGCCCAGGTGAGCAGGCTGGAGATCTTGGAGACCCAATCGCCAAGGGCCGTTGCGTCCGGCTTCACGACTTCGGAATGGACCAGTTTCGCCGATCCGGTGAAGGCGGGGTTGTACTCCAGGAGCCGCGGAATCGCGAATCGATTCACAATGCCCGCCATCCGATCCAGGGTTCCGTCAACCGCCATCAGGAACATCTCGGATTTATCGGCGCCTAGCGCAAAGCTACCCGTTTGACCGGAGCCCAGGTTGATGAAGTCGGCTAACATCGATTGGAGCATAAGGAGCCGGTAATACTTGATGGTTTCGAGCAGCGTCCCCGCGTCGGAATTGGCGGTACTTACCAAGCTGAACTCTACAGACTCTGGAACACTCACGTATTGCTGGGCGTCTACTACGAGAGCCTCACCCAGCCTCTTAACTGCGGCCTCATCATCGGCGCTGGGTGTCTCCAGGTATTTGAAGACCGGCAGCCCGACAAAGGTTCGCTGCCAGCCGATCCCGCTCAGGATCTGCAGGTTCTTCACGTAGTACCAAGTCTCGTAGAGCGATTCCAATAGCGCCCAGCCTTCCGGGTTGGATCCGTCGCGCTGCCAGATGAAGTGCATCGACTTCTCAATCGGTATTTCGATCTCATCATAATCCGGAGCCGGACGCTGAACCAAGGCCTGCAGGCCGCCGGTCTCGTCGAACTTCCACTGGTAGAAACTGGATTGGCGGCGACTCGCC